GCCACTCGGCGTCGTTTCTGTGCTTGAGCCGATTTTCGTGTCCGTTGGCTTATGGTTGCAGGGATAACGGTTACATTCTTGGCTGCCATAATGCTCCTCCTTTATTTCTTTGCTATCTGCGCCATTTTGAGCTGACGAGCTCTTTCTTTCATCTCATCCGTCCAGCTCTCGGCACGGGAGCGGTCTTTCCATCGTTTAACGGCTTGTGAGCCATCCTTGAAGCAGAACGCCAAAGTGTTTCCGTTCTCGGCTCTGATAGCCGTTAAATCACCGAGAGGGATATTTGCGGTCAAGTCATAAAGAATACTTTCGGGTATCGCCTTTGAGGCACAGCCTTTCTTGCCGTAGGTATTGTAGGTAGTGCAGACCCAAATAATACCGCTTGCCGTGGTTTTGCGCCTATAGTGCTTTCCGCAAGTTCCGCATACGATCAGTCCCGTAAAGGGGTAGGAGGTAGCCTTCTTGGTCGGAGCATAGTATTCGGCTCGCCTTTCGATCTCCTCCTGTACCGCCTCCCAGGTTGCAAGGTCGATGATGGCTTCGTGTGCCCCTTCGACGTGGTACTGCGGTTGCTCTCCGCAGTTTATCATCTTGCGCTTGGTGAGGTGGTTTTCGCTGTAGGTCTTTTGCAACAGGAGATTACCCGTATAATTGTAGTTCTTCAGAATCTTGAGAACACCGCCGATGCGCCACGGCTTTCCGGTTCTTGTGCGAATGCCGTCATCGTTCAGACCTTTCATAATGGCGGTCGCTCCCAAGCCGTCAAGGTACTCGCGGTAGATGCGCCGAACCACCTCGGCTTCCTCGGGGACGACCACATACTGTCCGTTCTCACAGCGGTAACCGAGAACGAATCCGCTCCAAGGTTTGCCGTCCTCAAAGTTCTTCTTAATGCGCCACTTCATATTCTCGCTGACCGAAAGGCTTTCCTCTTGGGCGTAGGATGCGAGGATGGTAAGCATCAGCTCTCCGTCGGCACTCGTTGTATGGATGTTCTGTTCCTCGAAGTATACGTCAACGCCCAGCTCCTTGAGCTCACGAACCGTGGTGAGAAGCGTGACCGTGTTTCTTGCAAAACGGCTGATGGACTTGGTGATGACCATATCCACGTTGCCTTTACGGCATTCGGTGAGGAGCTTCTGAAAGCCGTCGCGCTTGTCCTTGGTTCCGGTGATTGCCTCGTCGGCATAAACGCCTGCATACTCCCAGCCGTTGCTTTGGATGTAGTCGCTGTAATAGCTGACCTGTGCCGATAGCGAGTGGAGCATCGCATCCTTTCCGCTAGAGACCCTGGCGTAGGCTGCCACTCGCTTTTTCTTGGGTGCGCTTTCGGCAAAACGCACTTGCTCAATTTTTCTTGTCATAGAGTCCTCCTTGTATCATTTATAAGGTACTATATATATCACTCTAAACGCCCTGAAAGTCAAGCGATTTCTGCGAAAATACTATCCGAAGATATGCCGTACTTTTTGTTCAATACGTCAATGGCTTTCTTGTAATCGGAGGCGGTCAAAACGCCTTTTTTCACAAGCCTTTCAACGAGAGAAACCGATGTATGATAGAGGATGCGCTGTGTGGGGTCATACGGATCTCGCTCGACGGGCGATAAGGTAACACGCGCGACAGCAGTATTTGCGACGGTTGTTTCCATAGCTTATGAACTCCTTTCCGCATTCCTCACAAACGAGGGTGTAATATGCTTTTTTGTTGATTGCTTCGGGGTGGGAGTTCCACCAAGCCATACGGCATTTGTCCGAGCAGAACTTCTTTTCACGTCTCCCCGTGGGTTGCGCCACAAATACACCGCAAGTCATACAACGACGAGTGCCGGGGAGGTCGGGATGACGGCGGATATGAGAGCGCACGGTGTTGGGAGAGAGATGAAGGATAAGGGCGATGTCCGCGGCGGACTTGCCTTCCATACGGAGGTTATCGATTGCAATTTTGTCTTGCGGTTTCATAAAAACTCCTTTCTGTGTGGTGGGAGAGCAACCGAAATGGCTACTCTCCCGATTGTGTCTTATGCTTTGATTTCAAGCGACTTGACGGCTTCGGGCAGAACGAGCTTCGCGTCAATACGCTCGGAGGTGATGTACGCTACCTGTCCGGTATCTGCATAACGCTCCACAAGACGCTTTACGCTGCGTTTGCCACGCTCGCCGATCCAGAAGTAGGAGAAGTCACCGAAAAGGACAGGCTTTGTTCCCGGAAGAACACGATCAAGATAATTGGTCGTATATACGGGATAGCCAAAAAGCGTCTTGGTTGTTCCGTCCTTCAGCGAAACATCCCAAGGGGAATTCCCGTGGTAATGAATAATAGACAACAATTTCGTAATGGCATCCTCCGACATCACAAGAACAGCATTTTTGCGGTACGGAGACTTGACGGAGTGGATAAGGTTCAGAATGTCGTCATAAGTGATATCCCCCGCCTTCTCGCTGACCCATCCAACGCTTGTCTGGTGAAGAAGTCCGGTAGGTTTGCCGTTGCCGTCTCCGATAAACAGAGCCAATTCCTCGGCTGCCGAAACGCTCTCAACAAAGAGCTGACGGATGTAATCCTCAACGTCAAAGTTAGCGTCCTCAAGCATTTCATCGGAAACAACAACCTTGTGTGCCAGCTTATATGCGTCGAGTACGATTTCACCGTAGACCGCCTCGCTGAACTGCACAGGCTCATTTTCGGGAATCCAAGCAGCCTCTCCATCGGAAATGATGGTGGGAATTCTCATCTTGGTGTTGGTTTTCATTACGGTACTGAGCTTGCGGATAAGGCTTTTTTCAGTAAGCCCCTTGACAAGCTTCTGCTCAAAGGTGTCCGGTACGATAAAGTTGCCCGAGCCGGCACTTCCTCTTCTGAGTGCTTTCTGGGGCATTCCGGTGTGAAGCATATCCTTAAAGGCAACCGCATATTCCGCTTCAATTTTGCGCTCTTCTTCGGTAGGATCGTGCTTGATGCCGAGCATTTCTTCCTTCAAAGCATCAAGTCTTGCGAGATAATCGTTGTAGGTTTTGGTGTTGTTCATAATAGTTACTCCTTTGTTTGTATTAAATTTTGTGACCCGCTCTTGCACGGAGCAAACGCTCCATAACATCATCCTGCGGAGTGGGACCACTAAACTCCACAGAACAATTTTCCTTCACAACCTGGTAGATCTGATACCAAGCGGTGTTGGCTTGCTTCATATATTCACGGCTCATCGTGACATAGGGAGAAGAGGTAACCGTACACGGTCAACACGGATCGAGTCCCCGGAGTAGCCTTTGAGCATAACGTCGATGTTGACGTTTTTGGTGTAAATGCCCGAGAGCATATCGAAGATACCACCCTCGGCGGATATAATGGCGGCTTTTCCGTTACCGTCCGCAAGAACCGAGTTGAGCTTTTCGGTGGTAATATCATCCACGTACAAGCGCAGGGGTGTTCTTTCCTTATAGGATGCAATCTGCCGAGCCAATTGTTCAAGCTCACCACTGTCGGCTTTACCCTTGGCGGCTTTGTCTTCTAAGGCTCGTTGCCGTTTTTCAAGAATGCGCTTATTCATCTTACTCGCCTCAAGCTCGGCGGCATTTCGGCTGTTGTATTCAGCTTCATACTCGTTAAGCGGTTTTGTCATAAGGTTGATGATAGGCGATTTTCTTTCGGAAGGCTCTGCCACAATAACCGTAAAAAGATTTAACGGCTCTGACCAATCGGCTTTGGCTTTAATGCGGTATTTGCCTTGTAGGCATAGTGCCATAACCGCAAGTGCGGCACAGGCGCTCATATCCACCGGAGTTTGTGTGCTTTCGGCAACGGCAAGAGCGTAATCCCTTATGGTCTGCGGTAATGCTCCCATGGGAAACGAGGGGAGATTGCGCTGTTCAAAGGGGATCGGCTCTTCCCATTGCGGCGAGGCATACTCCTCGGGAGGCACATATCCCGGTTGCACCTGTACCTTTTTATAAAAACCTTGTGCGCTACGCCATATTTGTGAAAGCTCGGTATCATCAAGCGGTGGGTTGCATTGCCCGGCGCTATCGAGAAATTTCTGATAGCTTTCCTCGTTGTCACCATAGCGTTTGAGTAGCTTGCTTGCGATTTTTGACATTGTACTGTTCCTTCTGCCTTCGGGGATAGAGTCAAGCTCCGCAAACATCTGTTCGGCTTCCATATCTTCCATAAACCTCGTAAGCGTTGACGCGCCTTGGTAAATGCTAACCTCGGCATTGGGATTGCCGTAAAAGAACCTCGCCGCGTCCAAGGCGTTATCATCGAACATCGGGAATGCGGTTTGTACCTTTTTCATGAATCCCGCGTATGCGAGTGCATCCGTAATAGGTTCAATGGCAAGGAATACGTGAAACCGAGGTCTTGCTGTTTTGCCACCCTTGGGTTTCATATGGCTTCGGCTTGTGACGATAACGCAGGGGATGTTTGGAAACATGTGTGGTATGTCTTGTGGTGAGATCCAATCCGTAGGGATATCGGAATGGTCATTGTCGCAATCCAAAGATGCTACCACGGCTCTAACGAAATTGTCTTTACTGCGGTATGCATCCTTAAATTCCGCAAGCACGTGGTCGTGCGCCACAATTTTGCGGATAGTATCTTCTGTGCTTGCCGTTGCCGTATGCGGATAGGTACAGTTTTTAGCGTTGCCGCAACAATCTGCGTAATGGATCGTAATACCGAAGGTGGTGTTGTTTTCAGGCATCAGCATCACCGCCCTTGGATTTTGTGCGAAGCCATGCTTTGAAGCCGTCAACGGGAATGAGAATTCTTGTGCCGATGCGGATTGTAGGAAAGCCGGGCGTTTTCACAAGCTCGTAGGCTTTTGGAAGGCT